CTCCTCCCGCAGCCTTCAGCCGCATCGCTCCGGATGAAAGCTCGAGGGTTGTGTCGTCAACCGCGCTCGAATGAAACGCAGAATTCGTAAATAACGAGTTTAGCGTAACGTGAGTGAGCTGGTCGTCCTCCGAGAAGGAAGTAGTCGTGGTTACCTTTGGCATCTTATGTCGTACTGGTTGCGGTGTTGAACGTGTTGGTGGCCCGAACTCCTACTGCGCGAAGTTCTGGTCGGCCAAGCGAGGGAGTCCAGTCGAACTGGCACGAGAACCCTCGCGGATTGCCGGTCCTAGCCCGAACTGAGCCTCCTTCGCTTTTCTGCAAGACTGCCCCGAGCATCGTATCGATCGTGCCCAGAGTCGTCGTGCTGTCTGGGTCCTCAGTTATAAGCGAGAGTGTCCCATCGCTAGCGCTCTCCGAGTCCGAAACGAACTGGGCCTCCAGGAATTGGAACCGCTTCCGCTCGATCGTCCCGTGCGTATAGCCCCGAGTGCGTAGTTGAGCTGGGATTGTGGTCTTGACCGTCGATGAGGCCCCGGCCGCAGGGGCTATGTCGTCCAGGTTTAGCCCTGTCTGGTCGAGTTGGTGCACTCCCCCGTCCTCAGTCACGGCAAATAGTTCGTTCACCTTGCCGGTCCTGGCCGGGATCAGATCCACGATGCCCCAGTTGTCTGCGCTTGTGGAATCGATCGACTCCCAGCCCTGGGTGAGGAAGTTGAAAATGAAAATCTCGTTGTTGACCTCGCTGTCCCCGGTTGGGACGGCCAGCCAGTATTTGTTGTCGTGGACGCAGGAGACGGCTTTGTCCGCATGGGCCCGGTTGATCCGCTTGATCTCGGAGTCGATCGCTTCTGAAAGTGGTTGGTCGAGGCCGCGCAGGTTGAGTGCGTCGGCAAAGGTGACTCCCATCACTCCGTTGTCGGAGAGGAAGAACAAGTGACCGGCATGGTAGACGATGCTCTTTCGAGCCAGGCACCCCAGCTCGTTCGTCAGCATCCTGACTTGGACATCAGCCAGGCTCCCTGAGGTCCCCAGAAGTTGGTGGATCGAATTGCGGTTGAATACGACAAGCCGGTCTGAGTCGAACTGCTGCAGCCCCACAATGAAATCTGCAGTGCCTCCGCTAATGCGGAACTGGTTGTAGATCGTGTCAAAAGTGGAATTGTCCAGGATGTCACTTGCAATGAGTTCGTCGTAGATTGCCGGGCTGCGACGTGCCGGACTGGCCGCGGAATCGTGCGTGTAGGGTGCCCAGACTCGTCGATTGTGGTAGGTTGCCCAGGCTGATGCCGGGTGATGCTGGAATCCTCCACCCAGGCTGACCTGAGAGCGAAGGAAAACATCCGCTCCCACGCTTCCGGTATCGTCAGCCTTGGACCTGCCATAGAAATAAAATTCGTCTGCGTCTACTTTGGTGATCAAGTATTCGTCCCCGTCAACGAGCGTTGTTGGACCTTTGTCCGTTATTACTATGCGGTCTCCCGTCGATAGACCGTGAGCTGCTCCCGCGTTTCTGGCCCAAAGGAATTTTCCAGCTTTGTCGATAGTCACCTGTCCCTGCATCTCCACCTTTTGGGTGTAGGTTCCGGATGAAACCTTGCGGAAAGAAGGTGCGCTTGCGTCAGATCCGCTAAATCCATAGACCGAGTCGTCCGGGTCGAATGCCCAGGGAGTCTTCCCGTCCTGCCGCAGCATGACGACATCGAACTCCTGCTGAAGCTGTGCGTCCTGGTTGAGAGTGTCGCTCGGGTAAGAAATCGCGGTGGTGGTAAAGTCCGAGAGTTTGACCGCGGTCGCACCATCGTTGTCCGCGATGATGATATATTCGTCGTTGTTTGAGTTTGGGTTGGTGAACCGGCAGGATCCGTAGATGGCCTGTCGGCCTCCCGTCAGTTTTGCTGCTCCAGCCGTGCCCCCGGACCAGGATCCGCTCGTCCCTGAGATAGTAACATCAAAAGTCGTCGTAGTCACATAGGTTGCAGCCCGGTTGCCATTAAGCGTTCCAGTGCCACCGGTAAAGCTGGACAGGTTCACCATGCCCCCAGTCGCAGGGAGCCCGTGAGCAACGGGAGAACCTCCCCCGGTTGTGATTCTGATCCTGCCAGAGCCTTGGTCCGCTCCTGTGCTGCTGCCAATCGCTCCGATCAGAACAATCGCAGAGGTCCCGGTCGATGCCCGTAAATAAGGGAACACGTCGCTCGAAAGGACAACTCCCGAGACGTTCAAGTACCCTTCTCTCACCTTGGCCGTGCCGCTTTCCTCAAAGCGCATATTTTTGGAGATGGAAACATCCCCAGGCTTGAGCTGAGACGGCCGGAGCCGGGTGACTAGCGCTCGGAAGCCAGAGTCCCCATCGAATAGAATCGGACTGTCGAGAGCTTCAGGCATTTCTACCTGCTATAGGCCAGAACAGCTCCACTCGAGAGCGTGATCTGCGAGAACGTGCCATAAATAATTTGTCCCGAGTCGATCTGCAGAGTGGTGTCCAGGTCCGCGACATTCGAGGTGGTGCCCGAGTTGTTGATCACTGCGGCCGCGCCACCTACGGCCTGAACTGCCATGAAGCTGCCGGTATGAGCCGAGGTATCGTCGATGAGTGTGGAACCGTTTCCACCAGTGAGAGAATAAGCCGTCTGTCCTTGAGCCATGCGGGAATTCTCGCACCCGCTGTCTGAACTATTTCTTCATTAGCGACTTCAGAAAATCCCGAGTTTTCTCGTCCGCTATCTCTCGTTGAAACTGCTCGAGCTGCGCTTCTATCCTTTTCCGCTGCCAATCATTCAGACCACCTATTTTTCCCCGTTTTTTCTTTTTCGGCTTTGGAAGGGCTGGGGTTTTAAACAGGCCCTTCAGGGCTGACTTCTTCCTGTTCCCGCTGGGACTCCCGTATGCCATTATAGTTGTGATGACTGTCGAGCCTGGGAACTCCCGTGAGTCCTGACCCGGTGGTTAACAAATTGATTCCCGCGGTTCCGGTCGAGTCGCTCGAGTTCGAGCTGCAAAGCCTTGTTTGCCCGGGCCTCCAGTGCGAACGACTTCTCGACAAACCCGTCGCTGGCCAGTGTGTCAGCAAAGACCCCGAGCGAAATATAATCTCTCCACTCCATTGGAATGGTTGTCGTGTCCCCGTCTTGGTCACCGTAAACCTCGGTCAGCCTGCGCTTGTAGGTTAGGTATACAACCGGAAATGACACAGTTGCAGTGCTGATGTCGCTCTCGCTTGCCACAACAGTGAACGCATGAGCAATCGCGACCGAGACAGAATCGACCGGGGTATCCACCTGAGCGCCCACTGCTGTCAGAGTGAACGTATCATTAACGATGTCGTTTGCCGCGGCCTGACTCGTCACCACGTTTTCTACCTTGACCGTCCCTCCGTTGATAGCGTCTGTTTTTCCAGGCAGGGTGATTATTGCCGATCCAAAAAGGTATCCCCACTCGGTAATGGCCTGTGACGCTCCGTAGGTGGCCTTGTAGCCCGGGAGGATCACTCCATCCTTGGCCATCAAGACCTCGTATTCTCGAGGACTGGTGACGGCAAACGGGTTCGCGTTATGAGCCCGGAGCACAGTGTCGATGTCTCCTGCTTGGATGCTTGTGCAATTTGTATCCGCAGAGGTTGTCCCCACAAAGGGGACGTAAAGATTGGTCGGATCCGAATCGTTGACCACTCGCTCCTCTCCGGTGACCAGGAACTGGTCCCAGAGATCCGACTCACGATAGGCAGACCGGGCCCTGGAGTTGACCAGGTGACGAATGCGAGTCTTCTCAACATCTATAAACGTCGCACCATGCAGCGCTTCGATTGTCGAGAGCAGATTGGCATAAGTCTCGGTCTGGCTCATCAGTCGTTACTTTTCAGGTGAGGGTTACGTTTCAGGTAGTCCTTGGTGAATTCTTCATCGTCCCAGCAGCCAGGTCGCGAGGTTGCAAAGGCAAAGTATTCCTCGGCTGGGATAGAGGCCCGGTGCTGGTAGGTTTTCTGCTTCTTGAAGCGAACGTCCTCTTTCCACTCTCGAGCCTCCGCGGCTGACACCTGATTGGCCTTCCGCTCGTTTTCAGCCAGGTTCTGAGCCTGCTTGGCTACGGCCCCGTGCAGCTCCCGGAAGAGTCCATCTACGTTCAGGTTCTCGTCCTTGAGCGCAGCCTGCTGCTGAATGTAAGCATCCCTTCGTTCGAGGAGTTGGCCTCCGCGCCGGAGTTCTCCTTCCTGCGCCCGGGTAAGGTTCTCTACGACCTGTATCATCTGGACAGGATCCCCCCGGCCAGGAGGGCATTATACCTTCCTGGCCGAGGTTTCCTTGGTGGACGGAACCAAATTAGACGCTCTCAGGGTTGAGACGCTTCATATCGACGAAGACCGTGATCTTGCCGGTATCAAGCTCGGACACGTTCGCTCCTGATGCGGTAAACAGGATGTCGATAGTGTCAGCCGTGGTGTAGAGCTTGCCCTGCTGCTCAGTCCCGGTCCCCCCGTCGATGTAGGCACCAACCCCGTTGGAGTAAGTCACCTCGGTTGCATCGACGTGCGTCTCGATGTTGTCCAGGAAGCCGTCAGCATCGCTGCCGTCCCCGATATCGATTGCGAGAGCGCTGGTAGAGCCCCCGTCGAATGCGGTTTCAAGGTAGTAACCTACGGACCTAACGATCCCCCCGGCCGGAATAGCCAAGGTGAAGGTCTGGGTCGTAGCCTCCGCGGTGAAGTCACCGTGTTTGATTGTGATGTAGTCTGAGTATCCGTTGCTCAGCTCGTTGTTTGCTACTCTAGCCATGATTGTAGTTCCTTTCGTTCGTTAGGATTTAGCTGCGAGCTTCATCGATCTTCGCGTGGGCCCGTGGGTCCAAGCACTCGAGGGTCAACCAGGCTTCGCAATAGCCGCGGTCACCACCACCCTGGTCGTCCAGGGACACCTGCTTGAGCGGAATCAAACTAGCGACTCCATATGCCTCGGTGTTCACAATGTGAGCCCGATCGTGGAATGTAGTATCGACGCTGCAGTCGGGATTAGAATTCGCTAAGCGAAGATCCCCAAAGTCGCTCCGGAACAGGTCAACTGACAGGACGATCGTCTTGCCGGTGCCCGAGATGTTGTAACGCTGGGTGTCGTTGTTAGCTCCAGTCCGCATAAATTGACTGATACTTTCCCTCACTTTCGTGTCTGCCACACAGGTCACGTTCTGCAGGTTGCCAGAGACATTATACATCGATGCCAGCGCGGTGTTGAGGTCTTCCTCAGTCACGTCAGCGTTCGACTTGGTAATGATCTGGTTGCTCGAGGTCCGATATGCGGAAGGCACGTCGGAAGGGCCAGCCGAGTCAATCCAATCAGTCAGTCCGCGCATGAGCGAGACCGCAGAACCGGATCCAGTCTGCTTGTCGTTGGCCGAACCAATCGCGGCCTCGATATCCCTTTTCAGCTCACGCAAACTTTTAACTTTCGCTGCGGAGGTGTTCGCACCAACGCTCGAAACGGCCTGCTGGACCTGGGAAACCATGTAATCACGTCGGAAACCCTGAATTCTATTGCCGAGACGAGCCCGGTTTTCGAATTTATCGTCAAACGATGTGA